AACCAAGAACGCATTATGGAAACAACAGTAAAAATTAAAGCTATCCAAATGCTATCTAGTATGGTTGGTCGTAAATCGAAAATTGGAAAAATTAGCAACTGTATTAAAATCGCTAAAATAAACCCACTGCCTACATCAATGAGACTTTCGATTAAACTTCTCATTTCATTAGTGGATTTGTGTTACTGTAATTTTATCTGTACTTGGTAATATGTGTTCGACTGATTTTAACGCTTTAGAAATGATAGTTTTTGCTTCATGGTCTCCACAAAGTATAACTGGATAAACATTTTCATATTTAATCGAATTATAAATAGCACTCATAATTGTCTTACATGTTTCAAAAACTAATTGTTGCTGTGTTTGTGATAATTTTAGGTAATCTTCTTTTTCTACCAGGAATGATAAAATAAATTTAGTAAGCAAAGCATCATTCATCAAAATTACCCTCACTTAATCTTCCAGTGTCCTTATTGTAAATTAAAGTTGAAGCAACTCCTGTATCACCTGAAAATCTATTCTTCAAAACTCTACAAGTTAAAATATTATGTTCTGTTTCAGATTGTTGGTTTCTTTCAAATCCAACTACACAATCAGATAACTGTGCTAATGAATGACTTCCTCTTAAATGAGAAAGAGAAGTTCGGACACCTTCTTCATGTCCATACTTTCCTTCAGGACGCTTTAAATGAGAAACAACAAACATAGCGCATTTTAATTCTTCTACTAATTTTCTTAATTGCGTCATGGTCATATCTATTAAGCGTCTTTCATTATCTGTATCTAATCCTGAAATTACGATTGAGATGTGGTCTAGAAAAATAAATTTACAGTCTAGAGCTTTGACCATATATCTAATTCTATTCATTAGGTCTTCGCCAGTACTGCTACCGAAGTGGTCATAAAAGCAAACATAGTTTTTTATTTTCTCCCACGCTTTTATAATTTCTTCATCAGGAGTTTTTTTTCTAACTTCTGGTATGTGTAATAATTTATTTAAAGGTACAGAAACAATTCCTCTTACGCTTCTCTTAACACTTTCTTCTAATGCGATATAACCAACTTTTTGTTTTAAACTAATTAAGTGATGAGCAAGTTCTCTACATACTTGTGATTTACCTGTGCCTGAACCTGCGCATATTAAATTTAATTCACCAAGTCTTATTCCACCTAATTTTCTATTTAAACCATTCCATAAATATGGAACGCTTTCAGTGTAATCATCACGAAGTAAAATATCTTTAGTTTCGCTACCTTCTATAATTCCTTGTGGCGTATATGCTTTGGCTTCCCATATAGCATCTATAATTTTATTTCCTTTTCCATTTACTAATAATTCATTTGGGTCTTTAGCTTGTAATTTTGCTATTTTAACTCTTTTAACTGGAAGTAAATTAGCGCAATCAACAGATGCTTTTAATCCTGCATTATCTGCATCTAGCATTAAAATGATATTTTCAAATTTACTTAACCATTCTAATTCTCTTTTAATATATTTTTTTGCACTGGCAGCACCCGAAGGTACTGACACAACAGGAAAACGATTATTCTGCATTTGAGAAACTGACATTGCATCAATTTCGCCTTCAGTAATTATGATAGTTTTTCCACCATCTCTCCAATTTTGCTGTCCGAACAAACAGATTTCATTAGTATCACCTAACCAAATAAATGATTTATCGGGAAAGCGTAAATGCTGTGCTACTTTTTGATAGTTTTTATTATAGTAATTAGATATGTGGCATTTCTTATTGTTATAAGTACCAGTCTCATAATTAAATATTTTACAAGTTTCCGAATTTATTTTTCTTTTCGGAAGTGCTTCTGTTATTCCGCTTATCATGCCTTTGATTTCTTTTTTAATTGGTATGTGGTCAGGAAGCTGACCGTTTGTTTTTTGATAATCGTGGCAACCAAAACAGTAGGTATGACTATTGTAGATGGCTAAATTGTCTCGACTGCCACAATTTTCGCAAGGAGCATGTCGAATGAATTTTTCTTCCTTAGATAACTCCGCCATCACGAAGTTCCTCTAAGTCAGCTTCATTCGTCAAGCCATCTTGAAATTTGTAATTAGGAATATCTTCATGCAATAAATAATCTTGGACATCAAAGTTCGGACAAGTCTTTTGTTTGTCTAAATCATAATGACCAACAATTCGTGCATCAGGATATTTTTTGACTAATCTTGTTAATTCTCTTTTAAGTGCTTCCCATTGTTCAGCAGTAAAATTATCTTCAGATTGTTTCCAATCTTCTTCTTTTGCTCCGCCAATTAAACAAAGTCCAAAAGCAGTATGATTATAACCTTTAACATGTGCTTGAACTTCATCATCTTGACGACCCTGCTCCCAAGTGCCATCTCTTTTTAATACTGCTCCATAACCAATTTTAAGCCAACCAAATTCTCTATGTACTCTATCTATCTCTTTCGCACCCCATTTTTGAGATGGTCTCGTTTGAGAACAGTGAATTACAATGTATTTAGTTTCTTGTCGCATTTTGTTTTTTCCTTATTTCAGTAAGCCATTCTTTTGGGAATGGTAATTTTGTGGAAGCAACGCAGTGATATTTAAAATTAAATAAATCGCACCACTTGCCATAAGTTGTTTGTGATTTTTTACCTATCTTTGTTTTTGAGTTAGAAAAGATAAATCTAATATCATAATGTGGGTGTTGTTTTTTTATCAGCTTATGTTTTTTTCTATCTGCTGAATTAAAATTTCCTTTCGTTTCAATAATAAATGATTTCTTAATTGGAAAATCAGGAGTGTATTTTTTTAGTTTGGTAGGTTGGGAGAAGCAAATCCTCATTCCTTCATAAGTAAAATCTACATTTTTCTCTGTTAAGAAAATGTGGACAGCTTCTTCCAATCCTGACTTTAATTCCTGAGTATCAGAAATCCGTACTCTCTTGTACTTCGGTCTTTCCATTTGAGTTAGATTTCGGAGTTTCAGTTTTAGCTTCAAAACCATCTTCTTCTTTGAAGACATTTTGGCTTTGACCTTCAACCAACTTCAGAACTTGAACTGCCTTCAATCTTGCACTTACTCCTGCACCTAACATTGGTGTGTGGTAAGGAATTAATTGATAAGCAACTTTCATCAAAGAACCACCCCATATACTCTGACTAGCAGGTATTGGGTTTTTCTTTGCGTCAAATAGAGCAGGTCTTTGAGAAAAACTTTCATTAGTTTTTTTGTTTTTCCCTGATGCTCTCATTTTGAATTTGAAGAAAACATGGTCTCCTTCAAGTTTGTAAGGTATTGGAGCAGATTTAATCTTTTTACCTTTGGCTTCCTTTTCTGCGGAAGCGAGACTGTCTTCACATGCCTGGTCTACTAATTTCACCATAGCGGAAGCGTCTTGTTTTGCGATTTTCAAGGTCACCTTATATTCCCCATATTCATTAAATCTGACATCTGGTTTATTAAGGTGCGGATAAATTGCTTCTCCAATAACACTTACTCTAGTTGTAATATCTGACATAGATATTCTCCTATTGTTATTGTTAAAAAATGACTAACTTGTTCAGCTAGTCATTAGTGGAACTTAATTATGCGGCAGTGCATAGTTGAAGTTAAATGCAGAAGAAGATTGATTTTCTAACTAGGTTGAGGTCTAGACTGCCTTTTTCAGGCATAGCAGGAAACTTCTTTTGATTTTTTTCAGATAACATCTCATACATTTCATTAGCAAATTTTTGTAATATATCTTCTTTATAAACTTCACAAAAACTATCACGAATTGCAGTAGCCATTATTTTAGTATCAGGACAAGTACACCCGAAGCTGTCATGAATTAAACTAAAATTATCTACACCCCGTTCTTTCGCATAAACTACAGCTAATTGTAAAACGGCAGCATCTAGAGAATGAATAAAGTTAGGACAAACTGATTGTGCTGTCTTACGTTTATCAATTACATTTGTTTCTGAAGCAATTGAAAGTTTAACGATACTGTCTCCCATTTTCGTTTTAACTCTTTTGCTTTCCTTCTTATAGCACATCATTTGGACTGGAAATCTTAATGGCGTACTCCATGTAACTGGCATGTTTTCTGATGCAACTAATCTAGCAATAGTTTTTAAATAGTTCATTATTCTTCTTGCTCCAAGAATAATTTCATTAATTGCTTCCCAAACAATTGGCGTAAGATAATTTGTTGCTTGAAATAAATCATCACCAAATTCATGTTGAGTACCTCTTTCAGTTAATTCTTTAACGATATGGTCTTCAAGATACTGTCTACAAGAATACCTAGTTAATGAATAAGGTAGACACATAACTGGTTTCTTACAGATTTTTCGATTTACTCCATACCTTAACCAAAGTCCTGCATACTTCTCATCATGATAATGTTTCTTTTCGTCAGGAAATCTAGGAAACTTTTGATAGTTTTTTAATTTATCAATAACCTTCTCAGCTACAATGTTATAAACATCAGCAGGTTTTTGAAGCGGAACTAAATTAGTTGCCTTCCCACCGAACTCATCTCTCATTAAAGCAGAATAATGTTGCAACCCGGAATTTGAACAGTCTGCTTGAATTGGTAGCGTTGTGATATATCCTTCATCAAAAGAAGTTTTCTGATATTCTTTGAACTCTATACACCATGCTAAGAAACAGAATGGTTTGTCAGCAGATGCCCACCAGGAATATTCGAAAGGTTTATCTGCACACTCAATTATTTTTTGTGCATTAGCTTGAACCCAAGCAACTCTTTTAGAAAGTTCTTCTTTATCAACTTCTCCAAAAAGATTTGCTCCTGCTACTGCAAATGTTTCAAAGTTGTCACCAATGCGTTTACCAAATTTAAACTTCAACAAAGCTCTGGAATAGTCTGCTGATTGTGGAGAAAGCATTGCAGGTTTTGGATATATGCGAGAACGGAAATCTAGCTGATACGGATAAAAGAAACCACTCTTATCCATAAGCATTCTTGCTTCTTCCATTATCTGTCTAACTTGAATAAATTTAGATTTTGATTTTGCTCTTTCAGAATAAACCTTAGATGCTTCTCTTTTCCATTTTCTTAATGCTTCCTTATTAGTATCAATATCAATGGGTTTAATTGGAAGTTCTATAGTCTGCGGGTTAAGAGGTAATTTTCCCAAAGGAAAGTCTTTTTCCATACAGTGTTTAATCACCTCATAAATTGGCTTATTTATTACCCATTCAGTATGTTGCATAATATTAACGGATTGGTAAACGATAGGCATTTCATGTGCGGTATCTTTTAATTCCTCTAAGTAAGGTCTGTTAGTAGCTTTTACGAAATTATAGTGCATTGTTTTTTCTCCTTGTTGTTTTTGTTTTTTTTAAAAATCTTTTCATAAACTTCTTTATAGATTGCATTAGATTTTTTGTATCGGTTATGACTTGGTTGCCAAGATAACCGTCTTGATGTACCTCTAGACATTTATTTTTTCTCCTTCATTGTTTTGATTACTTCTTTAGGTTCGTTTTTATAGTTATGTTTTTTTCCATAGTAACCGCCTATAAATGGATTTTCCCAATCGCGTGGGGGCATTAACATAGGCAAGTACTTCGGGAAAAGTGCTTCATTCTTAATATTGAAGTTCTTTATTTCCGCTATAATTTTTGGAGTTGCTTCCACATAAGTGATAGTTTTTGTCCTATTGCGCTTACGATTTTGATGTTTAACAAGACCTAACCTTTCACAGTATTCAACCATCTTTATTCCTAGATGTAATCGTTTCACTTTGCCCCAATCTTTAAAATCCAGGTCATGCTTGTTCATGCAATAAACCCAAACATTTCTTTTGTATTGGTAGCGATTAGCATTTTGTGGAATGTTTTTACCTTGAAGTCTTTTAGAGACCTGTTGATATTTATCTTTTTCTTTGTCTTTAAAAATAGTTATTCTAGCTTCAAGCATTAAACCTGTGCCTATCTTAACTGCTAATTTATTTAAGGTTGTCTCAGCAGAAATACCGTCAATAATATTTTTTAAAGAAATTAAAGATACAACGTCCCAATCATGTTGGTCTCCTAGAAACTTTTCATTTTCATCAAAAGCTGATTTCGTCAGGCATTGACACACCAGTTTTAAAGCTGTTTTTCTATTACCTGCTTGACCGCTTTGCATAGCCAAAACATCTTTATTAATCATTTCTGATAGTTTGGTGATGTATTTCTGTTGGAAAACTATTCCATATAAGGTTGTGCTTTCCTGATTGTTTTGAACAGCTTCTCTGGCTTGTTTCTGGTATCGGTCAATACCACCTCTAATCATAGCTTCTTCGAAGTGCAGTTCTTCTTCAATTTTTTTTGTATAGTCTTCTGTATTGTTATCTCTAAATTTACCACCCACACCAACTCGGACTAATTCTTCAAGTTGTTGCTGTAGTAAAGTTTTTTGCTCTGTGTTGGACATATTGTGAACATTCCTCTTATTTTTTATGCACCACCGCATTGCCACGCCAGATATGTTGCGCATAGTTGCGGAACTCATGCAGGAGTGCATAGTTAATATTTTTAAAAAAAAGCGTTGATGTTATTGATTAAACGATATGTATGCGGGAGTGAATGATGGGTGCAACATTTCCTAAGACTAGCGCGTATACCAATTCCGCCACTTGCCCTTATTGACTTTTTTAACATTAACCCTCAATTTATCCTACCCTGTTTCGGTAAAGTTTCGGTTT